CGGAGTTCCTCTTGCGGACCACATCATTGTGGGCGCAGACACCTATCACAGTTTCAGAGCCTCGGAGGGCTGGGATGTTAGATGAACGCTTCAAACTTAAATGCAAGCTCATGGCCACACTGATGGCTGGGACATGGAAGCCTGATGGTCGTGAGCATGGATATTTTGAGCTGGATCTAATTAGGGCGCTTCACGCAGCCACAGATATAATGCTTGTGGCAGAGAAAACAGATCCGAAAGCAGAAAAGAAACCAGAACCTCAGCGACCCACCCGCAAAGAGAAGCTGGGAGAAGACACGATTCGTATCCAGCATGTAGACCAGGATGGAACATGGGTGGCGAATATTCCTGTGTGGGTGCATAAGACTATCTTGAAGGAAGGCGTCGGCATGCTTGCAGATAACATATGTAGGAGTTTTTCAGGAAGTCAATATTCTTGCGCCACTCGAGGAGAGGCGGACGCTCTGCTGAAGCAGATCGGTCTGTAAAGCGGGGCAGAGCGCATCAGGGTTGGGCCGTGGCTGGGCAGTGTGCCCAACATGGCCCAAAGCCTTGAACGGGCACCTGAGCGCATCGTTGGGCGTTCCCATAGGTGGGGCCTTGCGCTTTACCGTGGCAGGGCTTAACATTACCTTCCGGCCATTTATGCAACTATTGGAGATAGTATGAATAATAAGCTTCAAACCAGTGACGACGTCATGATTGAAATGCTTAACAAAATTGGAAAATCAGGCCTAACTGAAAAGCACGCCACCCGTCTTGGGTTTGACACATACACGGCCCAAGAGTCCATGAGCTCTAATTTGCCATTTCCTAAGGCGGGGTTTAAGCTTCCTTATTATGACTTAGCTGGCAATGAGACAAAATTCTGGCGATTTCGTTATCTTGAGTCTACACTAAACGCATGGGACAAAGCGGCGGGTAAGAAAGAAATGCGCTACTGTCAGCCAAAGGGGTCGTTGAACGAGCTATACCTGCCCCCTCTAGTTGACTGGTCAAAGATAGCTGTGGATGCAACGATCCCAATTATCATTACAGAGGGTGAACTTAAATCAGCCTGTGCCTGCGCCGCTGGGTTCCCAACCATCGGTTTAGGGGGTGTCTGGTGTTTCAGATCAGCCGCAAATCACATGCACCTTCTTCCGATGTTTGATGAGTTTAAGTGGGATCAGAGAACAGTCTTCATTTGCTACGACTCTGACGCTGCTGTGAACACGAAAGTGATGGCAGCAGAGAACGCCTTGGCTCGCGAACTTACCCTGCTAGGAGCTATACCATTCGTCGTTCGCCTACCTCAGACAGCCCCGCCTCTTAAAACGGGGCTTGATGATTATTTAGTTGAGGAAGGGGTGGGGGCGTTGAAGGCTGCCCTGCAAGAAGGTGTAGAGTGGCGGGCTGCAAAGGAGTTATTCAGGCTAAACGAAGAAGTCGTGTATGTCAGAGATCCTGGCGTCATTCTTCGTCTAGATAACATGCAGAAAATGACACCTGTGAGTTTCACTAACCACGCATACGCGAACCGACGGTATTTTGAAGAAGTCATTGGCTCTAAGGGTGTGAAACTTGTAGAGCGGAGTGCCCCCGTAGAATGGATGAAATGGCCCCTTCGCGCAGAAGTTGCTCGCTGCGTCTACAAACCGGGTGAAGACCACTTCTACAAAGGAGCGCTGAATACGTGGCCCGGGTGGGGCTGCTTTCCCGCTGAAGGATCTGTTCAGCCGTGGGAAGAACTCATGGATTATATGTTCAATGTTGAAGATATCCCAGAACGGGCCAAGGATCGCGAGTGGTTTGAGCAATGGCTGGCATATCCGCTTCAACATCCTGGAGAAAAGCTCTATACCGCCGCCGTGTTCTGGGGAACAAGGCATGGCACAGGTAAGTCGTTGATCGGCTATTCCATGATTAAGATTTATGGGAAAAATGGCACTGAGATCGGCGACCGTGACCTTCATGCATCATTCAATGAGTGTATGGAAAACAAGCAGTTCATCATGGGCGAAGAAATAACGGGTGGGGATAAGCGGGCCGTGGCTGATCACATGAAGTCAATGATCACCCAAAAGCAGCTCAGATTGAATGTCAAATACATCCCAAGCTACACGATTGACGATTGTATCAATTATTACTTCACAAGTAACCACCCCGACGCATTCTTCCTAGAGGATACAGATCGTCGGTTTTTTATTCACGAAATAAATGCGCCGCCGAAGCCGTTCAAATTCTATACAGACTACATGACTTGGTTGAACGGCAGTGGCGCTAATGCACTGTTTGACTATCTACTGAGGATTGACTGCACCGGCTTCAATCCACAGGGAGCTGCCCCCATGACAGTATCTAAACAAGAAATGATTGATAATGGCAAGAGTGATATTGCCGCATGGGTCGCGCTACTTAAAGATCAGCCAGACTATGTGACGCGCCTGGGCGGTGTGACCTTGAAACATCGTCTTTGGTCTGCCACAGAACTTCATTCAATCTACGATAAAGATGGGCGCGGCAAGACGACAGTCGGCGGCATGGCTAGAGAATTGGCGCGGGCAGGTATTGAGAAAGCCGCAGAAGGGGCGAATATTTTCACTGATCATGGTATGCAGAAGCTGTGGATTATTAGGCCGATTCCACGCACGGTATCTCCTGCTGAATTGTCTGAAATGTATCTCACAGAACGGGGGATTGCATGCAAGAAAACTACTACAAAATTCTAGGCGTTCCGCCATCCGCTGCAATGTCGGAGATCAGAGAAGCCTACTGGAATATCGCCAAGGCAAACCACCCCGATCTAAATCCTAGTGGAGAAGATATCATGGCTGCTGCCGCAGAAGCCTACGGCATTCTATCAAACGATAAAAAGCGCATTCGTTACGACAGTTTGCTGGACTTTACACTGACTAAGTGCCCAGAATGTAGCGGCCGTGGAACGACTTTGCGCGTGACTGGTTTCAGTAAAACGGGTGCTCATACTGAGAAGTGTAAAGCCTGCAACGGAGAAGGCTATGGAAATAAAGGCTAAGTTTCTTTCTAAGATAAGGGTTGAAGGAGATTGTTGGCTGTGGGTCGGGACCCTAACAGACGCTGGCTATGGGCTGGTGAATATAAATGGAACGATTAGGCGCGCTCATCGTGTTGTCTTCGAAGAACAAGTTAGAAAACTTTCCTCAAAGGAACTCCTGTATGCGACTTGCAGTAACAGGAACTGTGTCAACCCATCTCATATGGAGATCATATCGTCAGAGAACCTTCGTTGCCGAAATCAAGCCGCGCATAGAGCAACTCTTTCCCCACTGTGCTCTAAAGGGCATGAGTTAGGTGAGAGCCGTAGGTGTCGGATATGCACCAATGACTACATGCGCGACTACATGCGCAGACGGCGCAAAGAAGCAAAATAGAGTTAGCACGGAAGCCAAACGAGCACTATAATATATTAAGGGGCCTGGGCACTATGGACGAAGCAGTCAGAACCTCTCTGGTAGAAGTATCACGGAATATCCACGTATGTGAAATGAAACTTGAGCACCTTTCTCGTTCAATGGTTGGGAGGACACATCATGAAAAAGAAATAGCCCAAGAACTTCAGCAGTGCCGCGCTCGTATAGACTGGCTGGTTCAGCCACATCCGCAGACAAACGCCCAAGTGAAAGAAGCACAATCAAAAGACTTGTAGAGGAGCAAGCATGACAATCAGGGGAATCAGGGGAATGAAGGCAGCCACCGCACCCATGGATCTTCGCAAGATGCGCCTTCCGAAGTATGGCAGTACCAAGATTAATGGCGTGCGCGGAATCGTTGTTGATGGCGTATTGATGAGTTACAACATGAAGCCAATTGTCAACGACTTCACGCAGGCTATGTTCGGCAGGACAGAGTTAAATGGCTTTGATGGGGAAATTGTGGTCGGGGCACCAAACGACCACAATTCACTTCGCAATACAATGAGTGCTATTACCAGGCACCACGGGGAGTGCAGTGTCCACTTTTATCTATTCGACAACTATCTGTTAGATGCTGGCTACCACCGCAGGTATGAGAATCTGCTGTGGCAGCGTGATACTGGAAAGTGGCGCGGCGTGTGTGATAACCTTGTGGTAATTGAACAGAAAACCATTGTAACACATGAAGCTCTGGAAGAATTTGAAGAAGACGTCTTGAACCGTGGCTTCGAAGGAATCATGCTCCGCAGTATTGACGGGCGCTACAAGTTCGGGCGAAGCACCCCTGGAGAGGATGATCTGTGGAAAGTAAAGCGGTTCGTGGACGCAGAGGCCGTGGTAATCGGCTTCGAGGAGGGAATGCACAATGCCAACGAACTTCAAGTAAACGAGCTGGGTAAGGCCAAACGGACCTCCCATAAAGAAAACAAAGTCGCAAAAGGCACACTCGGAGGACTGCTGGTTCGTGGCGTAAACGGCCAATACAAGGGTATTGAATACCGAGTTGGCATCGGATTCGATCAGCTAACCGCCCAAGAAATCTGGAATAATCAGGACACCTGGCTGGGAAAGATCATCAAGGTGAAATACTTCCCAGTGGGAAACCTCAACAAACCGGCCCACACTTCCTTCGAAGGAGAGTTCTTGGGTGAGCGGCCTGAGGGAATGTAAGGTATTCAAGCGTAGCCACCAGAAAGCGAGGACATAATGCAGTGTTTCATTATTGGTCTAGATGAAGGTGGAAAGATCATGGCACGATCACGCCGTACAGTTGAAACGAAGGCCATCATGGGGGAGATTGCCCCGAAGCCGGGGAGCTACGCGCTTGATATTATCAGGTTCCCCGCAAAACTTTTCAGACTTGGGCTTGAGGTAGAAGACATGATCATATGCGTCTTTGACCCAACACCATCAGCAACACTGGTCCGTGGGAATACACTGAGCGCGGAGATCAAAGGCGACGACAAACTGTGGACCAAGGAAGAAGTGGGCCACTACAAAATTTGACGGTATTCGGCCCTTGCACATGAGGGTTTGGACGCCCACACTTAAACCACGGCCCAAACGGGCGCACTTTGGAGGGCCTCATGGCCAAAACGAAAACACCTGTTCCCGAGTTAGAAGTTCCCGAAACAACTGAGTTCCAAGTTCCTGAAAGCCTCGCAGCTTGCGCCGACTTGTTATACTCCACCCGTGAAATGCGGCTGGGTATTGAAAAGCAGGTTGATGCGCTGAAGCAGTGCGAGGCGCAGCTTCGGGACCACTTGATCAACACGCTGCCCAAGGGCGAAGCTTCCGGGATCGCAGGGCGCATTGCACGCGTCGCGATAGTCGTAAAGGAAGAACCCCAGGTGCAGGACTGGGATGCCTTCTATGGATATATCAAAGAGCATGATGCCTTTGATCTGCTGCAGAGGCGTATGTCAGCCCCCGCAGTCAAGGCGCGTTGGCAGGAAGAAGAAACCGTGGGAGGGGTGGGCGTCTTCAACAACGTCACCATTTCTCTGCGAAAGGTGTAAGAATCTGTGGGGGTGTGAGTTGAGCTCGGTGTCGCAACCTAAAGCTGAAACAACATTCTGAGTTCGGAGAACCATCACGGCGCGTGTGCCGAACCAATACCCTAGCCGCAATACCTGCGAGGTTTGAGTCCTACTAGTAGACAAGAGGGCGGTCAGTGATGGGTCACTTAATTTCAACACTGAGTGCAGGCAGATCCCTGCACAATTCACTAGTGGAGCAGCACCATGGCAAAGAAAGAAGTGCCCGCACCTGTCGTAACACAGGTCAACACCTGGGATCAGCAGCTTGCTGATGCCGCAGCAGAAGTTTCCAGCATGGAGGCCGGAAGCAGCAATTTCATCAGCACCCGCAACGGAATTCTGTCCTACAACGGAACGCCGATTCCCGGTAACAAGCTGAATGTCGTGGTAATCAACCACGCCATGGAGAATCACTACTACACCGAGCGCTTCGATCCGGACAGCCCTGCGAGCCCGGTATGCTTTGCGTTCGGAACAGACGAGTCCACCATGGCCCCGCACGAACTTAGTTCGGAGCCGCAGGCAGAGAAGTGCGCGAGCTGCCCACGAAATCAGTTCGGTTCTGCTGACACTGGTAAGGGAAAGGCGTGCAAGAACATCCGGCGCCTTGGTGTCATCACCGAAGATGACCTGGAAGACGTCAAGGCCGCTGCCCTGGCTGTGATCAAGATTCCCGTCACCAGCGTCAAGCCATGGAAGGCGTATGTCCAGAGCCTGAACAACACGCTGCGGCGCCCTCCGTTCTCAGTAGTAACGCAGATCGCGCCCGTTCCGCATCCGAAGCACCAGTTTGAACTGACCTTCAAGTTGGACGCCCAGATCACCGACGGTAGCGACTTACAGGCGATCATGGACCGAAGAGACGCCGCCATGGAAGAACTGTGCAGCCCATATGCGCCCCCTGTGGCGCAGGACGATACCGCAGAGCAACCCCAGAAGCCTCAGGGAAGGCGCAAGTTTTAAGGGGGCCGCTACAGGCCCGCAGGCGCACAGGGGGCTCTGCGGGCCTGCTTTATGGAGGGATAGTCGTGACAAACCCAAGTTACCTCGTTAGGGACCATCAAAGCATCAACTACTGGCTGGTAGTCCTTAGGACATGGCGCACGCTCACAGCTTTCTTGAGTAAGACCACTGATGAAGCAGCCTGCTGGTCTCTTCTTAAGTTTGAGAAAGAACAGCAGAACCGACCACTCTTTGTAAAGCGCATCTACGGCAAGGCATCAATCCTACGGGCTCGTAATGAGCGCGCCAAACTGAAAGGCACCAAGTGAGTATTCCTAAACCATGGGTCCTTGACTTTGAGACTGAGGCCATTGGGGGCAGGCCTGACTATCCACCTGTTCCTGTAAGTTTCAGCATCCAGAGCCCAAGAGACGAAGTTCAACGGTTCTACGCCTGGGGCCACCCCACGGAGAACAACTGCACCTATGATGAAGCTCTCGCTGTTCTGCATGAGTGCTGGGATAGTGGAGAGCCAATTCTGTTCCACAACATGAAGTTTGATATAGACGTCGCACAGCATCACATGGGGTGCGGGGATATTGATTGGCACCGCGTTCACGACACCATGTTCCTTCTATTCCTGATGGATCCCCATGCAAGGCTTCTGTCGTTGAAGCCAAGCGCGGAGAAACTTTTGAATATGCCGCCTGATGAACAGGAGGCTGTTCGTGATTGGTTAGTCGCTAACGGGGTGTGCAATGACACAAAGGGGTGGGGCGCATTCATCTGCAAGGCCCCTGGATCACTTGTCGGAACTTACGCCGAGGGTGATGTTATCAGAACCAAACTTCTTTTCGAGCTACTCTACCCACAGGTGGTGGAAGCTGGGATGCTTTCGGCTTACGACCGAGAGCGTGAGCTTATGTTCGTTCTGCTACAGAATGAACGCGAGGGTGTCCGAATTGATCTGAAACTTTTGAAGAAAGACCTGGCCATTTACGAAGCTGCTATGGAAAAAGTAGAGGCTTGGGTCCGCGAGCGCTTGGGCGTGGCAGAACTGAACTTGGACGCTGCGGCTCAAGTGGCCAATGCTCTAGATGCAAGTGGTGTAGTCACACAGTGGCACCTCACGAAAACCGGCAAGCGGTCCACAGCCAAAGATAAGATGACTCCTGACATGTTTACAGACGAGCGGGTTAGTCAGGCGCTGGGCTATCGGAGCCGGCTATCCACCCTACTCGGTACCTTCATGCGGAATTGGTATGATGTTGCCGTGAGATCAAATGGAATCATTTATACCAGTTGGAGCCAAGTTCGCCAGCCGGGCTCGGGGGGTGGCAGCAAGGGAGCCCGCACCGGACGCATGTCCAGCAGCCCCCCGTTCATGAATATCGCCAAAGATCTGGAGGACAAGAATGATGGCTATGTTCATCCGGAGTTCTTGGAAGTACCCGAACTGCCAGCCATCCGGAAATATATTCTGCCTGACAATCCCGGTGATCTCATTCTACACCGAGATTTTAATCAGCAGGAACTGAGAGTCCTGGCCCATATGGAAGATGGGGATTTCATGGCCGCGTATGTCGCGAACCCCGGCATGGATGTTCATGAATATGTCAGGCAAGAAATCAAGCGACTGACGGGGGTGGAATACACCCGCTCTCAGGTCAAGCAGGTGAACTTCGGCATCATCTATGGCATGGGATACGGAGCCTTGGCCAAGAAACTGGATAGCACAGTAGATATGGCCAAGGAAATCAAGACAGCCCAGCGAAGGGTTCTTCCAGGGGTGGCGGCTTTGGAGAAGTCGATTAAGAAAATCGGCGGCTCCGGAGGTTTCATCACTACCTGGGGCGGTCGGCGCTACTTCGTGGAGGAGCCCAAGCTCGTAAAGGGCAAGGCCATGTCATTTGAGTATAAGTTGCTCAACTATCTGATTCAAGGCAGCGCGGCAGATATCACAAAACAGGCGCTGATCAACTACCACAAAATGAAAAAGCATGGCCGATTCCTTATCACGGTTCATGACGAAATCAACATCTCCGTTCCTAAAGAATATGCCGATGAGGAAATGGAAATTCTCAAGAAAGCCATGAACTCCGTGCCACTTGATGTTCCCCTGCTATCAGATGGTAAAGTCGGGCCTAACTGGGGAAATATGAAGAAGTTCGTGGACAAAGAATAGGCTGGCCAGAAGTAAGCTCAATTGAAAAGGAGAAGTGATGGCCCGAGAAAAAGTAGAACAGATCACCGCGTGGTCGTTCTCTCGCTACAAGGCATATGAGGCCTGCCCCTTCAAGGCAAAGCTGGCCTTTATCAATAAGATGAAAGAACCGCCCAACACGGCCATGGATCGTGGTATTCGGATTCATAGTTTGGCCGAGGCTTTCGTCAATGCCAAGGAAGGGACGCCCTGCCCGCCTGAATTGGAGCTCTTTGAGGAGGACTTCCTTGAGGCTCGTAAAATGCACCCGGTGGTTGAATGCGAGTGGGCCTTCACCAATATCTGGGAACCGACAAGCTGGTTCGGCAAAGACGCGTGGTGCCGGGTCAAGACCGATCTCACTTACACGAGTGGTAACGAACTTATCGTCGTGGACCATAAGACCGGAAAGCGCAACGAGGACCATAAGGAACAACTTTCGCTATACGCCTTGGCGGGGTTCATCATTAACCACGACATCGATGTCGTTAGGGGTGCGCTTTGGTATCTGGATCAGGGAGCCCCAATCGTGGATCAAGTCTACACACGGAATCAAATGGGAGAACTGGCCGATGCGTGGGAGGAAAAGACACGCCCCATGCTGAACGACACGATCTTTGCGCCTAAGCCCGGTAACGCCTGCCGCTGGTGTCACTGGAAAAAGAGCAACGGCGGACCCTGCAAGTTTTAGAGGTGGAATATGCTCCTGCAAAAGATTAACGAAGAGCGCAGTTACTCATGCTGCGAAGTGATGCAACCGGCTGGCCACTACAGAGTTGATGTGGCCATCTCGCCACGGGGTAAGAATCTGTTGCAATCTGTGACAATGCGCGTCTATAAGTGTCACAGCTGTTATCGTAAGATGCTGACAGAGCAAGACTTAAAGGTCTTAGAAGTGAATGGAGTGCAGGGGCCAACAGTGGGGTGGGCCAGGGCTCATGGTATCCGGGCCACTAAACTCCAAGGTCCCGGCAATCGTTCTCTCCCGGACTATGAGTTTTGGATCAAAGGTGGCAGGCCAAAACTGATGGAGTTCAAGCGCCCCGGCGAGCTTCCAACTGCACTTCAGGAAGACACAATCGCGAAGTTCCTAGCTGATGGCTACATAGTTGAAGTCCATGATGACAAGTACTCTGCCATCGCTTCCCTGCAAAGGTCACTAGATGCTCGTTGAAACCGCCCGCCCCGCAGTTCCCTGGGTTCCTCACAACTACCAGAAGAATGTGATGAAGTTCATGCTAGAGAACTCAGCGGCGGGGCTGTTTCTAGATCCCGGACTGGGGAAAACATCATGCACCTTTGGAACGCTGAAAGTTCTTAAGGCAAAGAACATGATGAAGTCCGCTTTAGTCATTGCGCCACTACGAGTCTGCTACGCAGTGTGGCCCCGTGAGGCCGAAAAGTGGAGAGATTTTAATGACATGAAGGTGGTAGTGCTGCATGGAAAAGACAAAGAAGCCAATCTCTCAATTAAAGCGGACATATATGTCATTAATCCGGAAGGGCTGGAGTGGCTATTCTCTAATCTGCGCTTTAAGAAACTGGCTTCGGATATTCTGGTGATTGACGAGAGTAGCCGGTTCAAAAATACCCAGGCTAAGAGGTTCAAGGCGCTCAAGCCCTGGCTGAAGACATTCCGTAGACGCTACATCCTGACCGGAACCCCCGCCCCCAATGGACTTCTAGACCTATTTGGGCAGATATACATCTTGGACCTAGGCAAGTCTTTCGGCCCCTACATCACAAAGTTCAAGAACGACTTCTTTGATCCTTCTGGGTTTGGGGGGTTCACATGGCGTCCGAAGCCCAATACAGCAGAGCGCATCAACGAACTCCTCAAGCCGCTAACCATTCGGCTTGAGGATAAGGACTACTTAGAAATTCCGCAGATTGTGACTAGCCCAGAAACAGACATTATCATTGACCTGCCTGACGATGCTCGGAAAATCTATCATGACCTTGAAAAGGAAATGATAGCCAAGCTATCAGAGACCGAAGTTCTGACAGCGTTGAGCGCGGCCACCGCGAGTATGAAGTGCAGGCAACTCGCTAACGGGTGCGTCTACAGGCAGTTGGAATACGCGCCTGCCATGAAAGAGGATCGGTGGCACTATGTCCATGATGAAAAGATTAAGGCGCTTGAAGACTTCGCTAGTGAACTCAACGGAAAACCTTTGCTTGTTGCTTACGAGTTCGTTCATGACATGGAAAGGATTCGTAAGGCTTTTCCAACCGCGACGTTCGTCGCAGATATCTCGGCCTCTAAATTCGCTGATGTTGAGCGTAGATGGAACGCAGGAGAAATTGAGATGCTGGTGGGGCACCCAGCCTCAATTGGGCACGGGCTCAATCTGCAGGAAAGCGGAAACCACATCATCTTCTATGGCCCCACTTGGGATTTGGAGCTATACGACCAGTTCATTAAGCGCATCCTGCGCCAAGGCAACAAGAGTTCCCACGTCTTCGTGTATCATATCCTAGCAAGAAATACCGTGGATTTCGCTGTAATGCGTGCGCTTCGGGGGAAGGCCAAAGTTCAGAGCAGCCTTCTTGAGTCTCTTAAAGACTACGCATCTGAAGTTGAATTCAACCCAACAGGAAGCGAAGCAGCGCGTGCGATCACGAAAAATCTAGTTTAGTATTTGTTCATCACCCCACTTGCGCTTGACAGATGGAAGTGTTACCCTTGTTTTGCGCCACTTTTCTGAATAGGTGCCTAGTGACTGAAACTTACCAGCTTCGTTGTGATTCACAACGTCACATCGCTTTGTTTGTCGGGAACAGCGGCAATCAAGCCTTTTACATCGCCAAAGAGAAATCTAAGGTTGATGTGCTCAAGACCAGCCGTGCGGCCTTTGATAAGGAATACTGCATGGAGGTAACCGAGTATTCATTAGCGGACTTCGCTAATAGAACGCTCAAACTCAAAGAACTAGGGGTGCAAATCACCTCTCGGGCTGCGGCCCATCTCAACACCATCTCAAAGGAGCCATTCATGGCCAAGGTACAGAAGATCCAAGAACCCGAGGACGCGGTCGTCCCCGCTACCAAGCCTGCAAAGGAACTCAAGGTGCCCAAGATGCCCAAGGAGCCCAAGGCCCCCAAGCTCAACGAAGATGGAACCATCATTGAGCCCACTCCGCGCAACCGTCGGGAAAAGATCGATGGCGACCGAAAGATCAAAGTGGTGGGCACGAACCCTGCTCGCACCGGAACCACCCGCCACGCCATCGTAGAGTTCATTCTCGCCTCCAGGACCGTGGCCGAGGCACTTGACAACGGTGTGGCCCGCAAGGATGGCACCGAGTATAAGATCGGATTGCCGGACATTTACTTCGCTCTGGAAAACCATCTGATCGAGCTCATCTAGCCGTCGGAAATCACAGCCCGCCTCGACTATGGCTTAGTCTATAGTCGAGGCGAAGTTATCTGGAGTGTTAAATGAAGACTGTGGTGTTCAGTTTCAACCCCCCTACACCCGACGGATCGTTGGCAAACGCTCGCACTGCGACTTTTATTGCCGACACGCTCGGTGTTCCGCTTATTTGTGATAAGAATATTGCAGATGTTGAGGCCGATGTTCTCATCCTTGTGGCGGGTGTATTCATGTATTGTCGTTGTCTGCCTGAAGTTGGGGCTGCTGTGGAAAAAGCCAAACGCATCGTCTGGGCTCAGAACGACTACACCATCCAACCACCGCTTGCCGATGGACAAGCCGAAAGTCCCTTCCGCAAGGCATTTCGGAATCGTCGCGCTGCGGGCCTGCCCGATGTTGATTTCTGGACCACCATGCAGAAGGCCGCTGATAAGACTCACTTCAGCGCCTGGGTTAACTGGAACCAGATGGCATTTGAGTCCCCCATTAGTGACGAAGCATTTGAGCTGAATCGTGAGCACGCGCTTGAATCCTTCCTCTACTACGGGGCCGACAGGGCAGGCCGTCAGCAATACTTTGACTGGTATTTCAAGGGGCAGGCCGCGCCCATGACTATCAGTTCCTTCAGCAAGTCCATGTCCCGCTACGAGGCGGACGCTGACATCATTCCAGCGTTCAAGCGAACTGATTTCTTTGATAGGCTGGCGCAGTTCTCGGCTGGCCTGTATCTGGAGGACAAACGGTCACACGCAGAGTTCACCAGCCCCGCCACGCGGTTTTATGAGATGCTCCGGGTAGGAGTTGCCATGTTCTTTCAACCCCAGGCGGTGCCCATGCTGGCGAAGGCTGGGTTCGATGTTGCACCCTTTGTGGCCACACCGGGGCAACTGCCAGACGCACTCAGCAGGGCCACAGAGGTGGCTCGCCAGCAAAGGGCGCTGTGGGGTGGCGGGCACTATGTTCAGCACTTAAAGGAACAGATTTTGCGAGAACATGCTCGTATCAAGGAGGGTGTATGACGAGTAGTCCCATGCGTGTAGACGACCTGTGCTACTGGATCAAAGAGCGCCATTCCATCTACACCAAGAAGCAGGCCGGAGAGCCGAAGCCTTGGACCCAGGATCCAATCTTGCAGAGTTATCGGTTCTGCAATGTCTATCGAAATCTCGATACAGTGACAGAATGGATCCATAACAACTGGATGAACCGCAGCGACCCGAATATGTTCGTGGCTATGGCCATCGCACGGTTCGTGAACTGGCCCGACACCCTTGAAGAAATGGGGTTTCCGTTGCCGTGGGATCCCGAGCATTTTGTATCGGTCCTGCATGATCGCCGGCGCAGGAACGAGAAGGTTTACAGTGGGGCCTACATCGTATCCACCAATGGCCACGCCATGGATAAGGCCGAGTATCTTGCCAACTTCGTCATCCAGCCCATCTGGGACAACCGCATTGACGTTCGCCCAAAGAAGGGGGACACTCTTGAGTCTTTCTACCAGCGGCTTATCAAGTTCGATGGGCTGGGCAGCTTCATGGCTGGGCAGGTAATAGCTGATCTGAAGTACGACAAGTTCAGTCCACTGTACGAAGCAAGCGATGAATTCAGTTGGGCGACCAGTGGCCCGGGGAGTCGGAGAGGTATGAACCGTGTCATCCAGCGGCCTCCGGCAGCACCTATCACTGAGCGAGTGTGGCGGGAGAACCTGGTCATCCTTCATAAAGCCGTTCAGGACAGACTTGCCCCTTTGGGTATGCCCCCACTCTGCGCCCAGGACCTCCAGAATGCGTTATGTGAGTTCGACAAATTCGAGCGAGTCAGGCTCGGGGAGGGAACTCCGCGCTCCGGCTATCCTGGGAGGGGATGATGGAATTCCGCGCAAGAAATCTTACGCAGGTGATGGCCGCGTGCCTTCCTAAACTTATGGAGGGAACCTCAGAGTCCTCGCGTAACGGGCCGGTGATCTTAATTGACGAACCGGTGATCCTCACTTACGAGAAACCTTGCGAGCGAGTGCTATTCTCCCCCACACGCGACGCTAACCCATTCTTTCATCTAATGGAGGCTCTATGGATGCTGGCGGGGCGCGACGACGTTGAGTTTCCCACCAGGTTCAATTCAAAGTTCAGTCAGTTCTCAGATGACGGTGTGACCTTCAATGGGGCCTACGGGTTCAGATGGAGAACTTACTTTGATGTGGATCAGATTGAACTGGCTGTAAAAGAACTAACGGAGAACCCAGGTTCAAGGCGCGTAGTAATCGGGATGTGGGATCCAACGTACGATCTTGGATCCACGAGCAAAGATATCCCGTGCAACACGCATATCTATCTGAGCATCCGAGAGAACTCTGGGCTGCTGGATATGACAGTGTGCAACCGAAGCAATGATGCAATCTGGGGGGCCTTTGGCGCGAACGCTGTTCACATGAGTATTCTTCAAGAATACCTGGCGGCGTCAATTGGCGTGGGCGTTGGGCGCTACCGACAGGTGACAAACAATCTCCACTTCTACTCGGATACATTCAGCGTGGAGAAACTATCGCGCATTGCGGCTGAGTGTGGGTCAGATACGGCGTATTCACTAGGGAGTATCTGTCCATATCCACTGATCTCCATTTCCCCAGGCTGCTGGATGACTGAGCTCCGCGAGTTTCTGGCCAACCCTTCAATGAGCCCTGGTCATTACCACGACGACTTCTTTGCCAGAGTAGCATCCCCCATGTTCTCCGCTTGGGAAGAACGAAAGGCCCGTGGGAACACAAGCAAAATGGAACAATTCATCGAAAGCATCGCTGCTCATGACTGGCGCGTGGCCTGCCGAGAATGGGTTATCCGTAGGAGTAAGAAAGATGTATAGCAAACTGAGGTTCCTCTATGGCGGGCTTGCCACCAAACGATTCCACACCCTGCGAACCATCCAGGAGAACACCGTTGGTCACCACTCTTGCGGAGTGGCGCTACTTGTTGCAGAGTTGTCAGAGTCAACTCCTCGGGCGGAACTTCTACTCGCGTGCTTACGTCACGACCTCGCCGAACACAAGTCCGGTGACTCCCCCGCGCCTGCCAAGCGTGAGGGCGGCTTCGGCGAACTTTTGAATGCCTACGAGTCCAAGCTCCTAGAAGAGCAGTGGGGCAAGGCAGGGCTTACTAGCAACGAACTAAGAATCTTCAAGATTGCCGATAGCTTGGATGGCATCATGTTCTGCATCAGTGAGCGCACCATGGGAAATCGTCATATTGATGGGGCTTACAAGAATTTCCGTGACTACATCGAGGAACTGAACCCGACCAATCATGAGAATTACATCGTCAGCGCCGTTTGTGCGCCTTGGAGGGAACTTGTCAATGGGTAGTCCAAACGAAAGGCAGGTCGGGGGTGGCCACTACAGATCTAAGTTTCAGCATTGGGATTTTGTGCTGGGGGTCTTGGGAGGCCGCTATCTTGAAGGTTGCCTCACCAAGTATGCGAGTCGTTGGCGCAAGAAAAACGGCCTGCAGGATCTTGACAAGGCTGAGCATTACCTTGACAAACTTCTTTCCACTGTGGAGGCAAATCA